GGTACCATGTATAGCTGCTGTGACTGCACTTGCACCCACTTGGCCGAGTATATCTGTAAAGAAATTACCGCCACCATCAGATTCTGTGGTGATATCTACGGCGATGCCATAAGTTGCAGAAGTGCTTTGTGTGCCTGCTCCTTGACTTTGCGTATTCTCAGTAGTAATTCCACCAGCTGAATTCAGTTCTCCAGATGCGGACGCAGAGTCTTGTGTGCCAGATTGACTTGTAAGAGGCGGTTGGAATGAACGAGGGCGTTCTTGATCCAGTGTCGCTGATACGCCTAGTACACGCAGATCTCGTTCTTCCAGTGACGTGATGTTGTCTGTGGCTTCAAATGCAGGCCCAGTGAGATTACTGACATTCTCAAATCTGTCCAAATCTTCACCGCTAAGACCAAAGTTCACAGCATTGTACACAGTGAACCTCTCATAGTCGAAGGTCATCTGGAAGTCACGAAATTCGCTACTGCTATAATCAATGCCAGCTGGCTTGAAGCTGGTGAGCACAGGATTGAATATACTGTACTGCACGCCCTTGTTGCCATGATAGAGCACATAATCGATGCGCTCAAAAAAGTTGGCTGTGATATTTGGGTTATAGCCCACACTGTTGCTGTCAAATGTGGATTGGCCTTCTTTGCGGAACGCAGCATTCAGGAATTCATTTTGTGAGCTACCATGCACAGCACTTGCTCCGGTGCGCCCACCTTGCAGATCGCGGTCGCCTGGGTCTTGTTGTTTGTTGCGGGGATCCATGTAGTGATAGGCAAAGTACTTCATAAGTACGCCCAACCACTCATTGCCCACAGTGTCATACACAGTGATATTCACTGGATCATATTCAACGCCTGTATGAGCAATCTTTTTACGGTTATACGAGTTTAGTGTTTGGGTTTTGAAAGACGCACTGGGCAACTCTGCTGTGCGTACCAGACTGCCTATGGTGGTGCGGAACTCTGTTTTGTTGGCATCGCCGTCAGCAAACAGCAAGGGAAAAACTTCACGGTTGAAGATGAAGTTTACATATCCCTGAAACTGTTGCCGTACTGGATTGACATGCGGTCGAAATCTATATGCGTTTTTGAAATCACGCATATAAAACTTGCGACCGCCGCCAAATGCATCAAGTAGAGTACCAAGCATTGATATCCTATCCTGAACTCTGGTCTAAGCCAGGATCAGATTAGCTGCTAACGCCAGGAGCGTTGAGCTCTACACTGTCAGGGAAAGGATTACCACCGTTGACTCTGCCATTGATGTCGTTGTCACCCTGATAGTGAGTAGCGTTATCAAAGCGTATGGTGAGTTCAATAGTTGCGCTATCACTTGCGCTGTAATCATTGTCACCATAGTTTACTGTGGTCAGGAAGCAACCTTCCAGGAACCAAACTTCACTGGCACCAGCATTGACACCGTCCAGCACTTCAATGTGCATGTCGAACTTGTAATCGTTGCCAGCAGCAGGGGTTGTTTGTTGGAAGTGGTTGAGCTGACGCTGAACCTGTGCACCAACCAACTTGCTCACGCTGTTGGTGATATCATCACGCATTGCGAGTGTGATTGTTTCCCAGGTGTGCTTGCCTTGTACGTATGACTTGCTGTTGTAGCTGTCAAGAATTACTTCTTCATACGTCACACTGGGGCGAGTCACAGTCATCACATTTTGTGTGAGGGCACGAGCTTCAGGCTCACCAGCAAAACCGCCCAGCATGGTTACACGGAATCGATACTTGAGTTTGGGCATCAGGATGCCAGAACCCGTAGCACCAGTTACTGGTACACCAAACTTGCTTCTGGTTTCGTTTGTTTGAATTTCAGCCATTTTGTTCTCCTACGAACGTGTTGTTATACGGATATTTATCAGAATCAGCCAGAAAATATTAACACACACTATTATTTTCTAGCCCAAAAACCTGTTCTGGGATTGTTCAGTTGGCCGCCTGCGTCATCATAGGCAGGAATCCAGTAATGATATTCACTGGGAGAGCGTACAGGATTGTTCTGCCACACGGGTACCAGTTCACTGCAATCAGGATCTGAATTGGGCCGTAGATGTGCTTCTATGATGTGGCTGCCCACATACTCCACGTTGATGTGTTCTACATCATGTAGATCTTGAAAAATTTCAGGAAGGTCAAGCTGTTTGTCGTAAACTTTGACCCATTTGCTGAACTCTGTGAGTGAGTCGCTATTGCGGAATCCCTGCATCACTCTGGTTTGTTGCCAGCCTGTTTCAGTGCGTACATAGTCTGCTGTGTAATGTGGGCCGCCAAACAGCTCGCACCAGAAATAACCAGAAGGTATCTGTGCAGGACCTGATTTCAGATGCTGTATGCTTGCTCCAGCACCCATTCCCAGCAGATTGATTACAGGGCGTACAACGTATTTGCCGGAATAGGGCACAGGCACATCAGCAGGACCGCACACATATCCCAGCTTTTCTGATAACCACAGCTTGTTGTACCAGCGATGATGATCTGGATATAATGTCCAAGCATCAGAATCGGTTAGAGGTTGCTGATTGTGCATAACCCTATTTATATCAGCCAAAAAAAGAGGGAGTATAAAACTCCCTCTTGAATCGAGCTAATTGTCCTGATCTTAGTTGGTTTGTCCCAGCGTGTTCTGGACACGGATTGGAATATAAATAAACTCAACTGCTTTCACAGGCTGGATAGCAATGTCAATGTGTAGCTCATTGCGATCAATACGCTCTGGTGTGTTGTTGCTGCTGTCACAAACAACCACAAAGTCAAACAAGCCACGCTGAGTAACCAGGTTGCCCAGGAATCGGTCAACTAGTACTTTTGCGTTCTGACGTGTTACTTCGTCGTTGGGTTCAAACAGGAACGGTTTCACCAAATCGTCTAAGCGTTCGCGAATGTACACAACCAAGCGTGCCACGTTCACACGATCCAGTGCACTTGAGACAGGGTTCAGTGTCTTCTGACCGAAGATGCTCAAGCCTCTGCCTGGGAACTGTGCGATTGGGTTGATTTTGTTGATGTACAAGCTATCACGCTGACCTTCGCTGAGTGCAACTGCACGGAACTCACCACTCTGTGCATCAATGAAGCCTACGCTGGTGGCATTTGTTACCACACCACGTTGGAAACCAGCTGGAGCAAACCATGGGAATGCCACCTGATCATTGAATGCAATAGTGCGCAGTGCAATATGTGAAGCAGGAACAACCACGTTGTTACCGTCCAGGTTAGTGGTCAAACCATGTGGATAATACACAGCCGCATATGGCGAACTGCTAACTAGTCCATCTTCACCGTTCTCACCAGCAACTGCTGCATTGGTGGCCCAGGCTTGAACGCTTGATGCGCTGGCACTCAGACGCAGTGGGGCGTCAGCAATAATAAATGCTGTCTCTTTGCGGTCTGTGTTCAGTGCAATCATTTCGTCCAGTAGTTCTGGATAACCAGGTACTGCGATTAGGTTGAAACCGTTGCTTTCGTTGCGTAGATCGTCGTTTGATGTGATAACAGCCTGTAGCTGGCGTACCACTGCACGACGCTGTGCTTTACGCAACATGTATGGTGATCCGTCTGCTTTGTTTCCACTGTAGTCTTCCCAACGTTCTTCCGTGGCATTCCAGCTTTTCACATTACCACCACTCAAGCGTTTGTTCCATACAATCATATAGAATGGGAACAGCGCGGGGTTGGGTACGTCTGCATCCAGTGCCAGTGTGCTTGAGCGTACATCAGCAAACACAATGCCAGCACTGCTTTCTTGATCGCTGTTGTCCAACAAAGACCATGCACTACCAGTCCAACGATAAACACGTGGATAGTTTTCTAGATCACTACTGTCTACCCAGATATCGTTTTTTGCAAGTGCATCACCTTCTGAGTTTAGAGTTGGTGTGTTTGCAGCAACATTGATATCAAACGGATATGTGACCCAACCATTAACTGGATCGTTCCATAGCAAGTCTACAGTATCATCGCTAACACGGCTGTCATACCACAGAGTACCATCGGCTAAATCACCAGCAGGCACTGTTGCACTTACCTCATAAAAAATTTCGTCCCAGTTTGAGAAAGGAGTAGAACGTGCTACAGATGAATTATCAGGATCAACAAAACCCAAATCCAATACATCCACCGTGTCAGATCTTAATTCAAGGTCTCTACCGCCAAGATGCCTGATTTCAATTGCGCCGTCTGTTGTTACACGTGCACGCAGAAAATTGGATTCTGTCAAAGTTGCGTTTGCAGCACTCAGTGCAGAAGTAATTGCAGTGACAATTTCGTCAACTGACAGATTGCCGTCGTCATCAGCATCGAAACCTTCAAAAGTTACGCCGATAATACCACTGTTACCATTTACTACATCACGGTTATTGGCAACAATTTCAAATGCTACGATACCAGTGTTGCTTGCTGGTGCGGCAATAGTGCTAATGGTCCCAGTAGATAGGGCTACTGTTTCTGCATCACCCCTGAACTTTTTAACTTTGAGTGTGGCTTTGTTTGTTATGCGGCCTGTGCTAAGATCGTAAGTTGCGTCAAAATCTCTCCTTTTCTTGGTCGATTGTGTATTCAAAACCAGCAGATGATTCACGTACCCATTGGCCGTCTTCATAAATGTTCAAGCACCAGGTATTACCGTTATTAGCTTCACTCATCTGCCATACTAGATCGCCAGGCTGAAGCTCTGTTCCTGTACTGCGGTCGATTGGCAAGTTGGTGTGTTGTGAAACTTGGAAGTCTCCATTGGTTGCAGTTTGCCAATCTGAGGTACCACCAACATCGATACCAATATGATACCACACACCAGATACCTTTTCATACAGTCGTGCTTCAAAAGGAAGATCTTCGTTACCGACAAATACAATGGAAATTTCACCATCGGTACCAAAGCTGGATTTGGGACGTAGGATTGAGCCATTTTCTAACTGATAGTTAAATGGGCGTGTAATTCCAGTAACAGTAACCCAAGCAGAACCGTCCCAACGTTTGAGACCAATTGAACAACTGCCAGTTCTTAGCCAGTAAGAACCGTCTTCTACATCGCCTACTGGTGCTACTGCACTGGCTTCTAGTTCTGCTAGGTCAAGGTCTGCACGTAGTACATACGCACGGTTGGCAATGCCTAGGAAACTCTGTGCGGCAAGTAGGCCATACTCGTTGAGCTCGTGGCCATGAAGCGGTGTGCCGCCTGAAGTTTTGAATACGGGGTTGCCGTATGTGGTTAGCAGGTCACGTTGGCTGGTGATCAAACGAAGTTGACCAGCCTGTGCTGCAGTGGTGCCAGCGGCTACACCAGCACCATCAGGTGATGCTTTGTCTTGTGCCGTGGCAATAACAATAAGGGGCACAGTGCCAGTGCCAGCTGAAGCATAGAAGCTTTCGTCTGATACACTGATACTTACGCCTGGTGATACTAATTCTGCCATGATGTTCTCCCATGTAATGGTTTGGACTTACATGTATTTATGCAAAACAGCAGAAAACCGTATTATTTGAGTTTGGGGTATAAACGATCTGGGGGTTTTTGCTAAATAGCCTTCAACTTGGGCTTGGCTAAGCCACGCATGATATCATCAACCTGCTTGTGAAGATGACGTATGTCAGCATTGTTGTCCAATGTATAATCCACATCAAAACCTGCCCAGTTCCACTCACTCTCATGTATATCACGATACTTGGTGTTCATGATCTTGGCACTGATAGCATTGCCAGCATTTGCACTCACTGCTACATCATACCATTCTGGTAGTTCGCCACGCTGTACCCAGATCACATGACCGCCCATGTGCTTGATGAGTTCTAGTTCGTTGCGGAATCTGGCATCACTTACCACTGTGATCTCTGCATCTGCATGATATGCACGAATACGATATTCCAGACTGTCCAGCCAGATGTTCTGATGGAAGTGCTTACGCATCACATCTGTGCCCATGAGTTGCAGTGCTAGGCGGGGAGTAAAATGAGGTATGCCAGTCTTGCGGCTCCAGAACATATCAGGCGTTTCACGAAACTCACGGCTTTCCAGTGTGTCACCTTCCAGCAGGCTCCTGGACCAACCAAATATTGCGCTTACTGTGTCTTTGAGGGGAGCTGCGAAACTGTCACGTACACCACCATGATACTCTATGCGTTGCGCCACCGTGTCTTTACCTGACCCAATGTATCCAACAATGCCTATGATCATGAGTGTGTCCCTGTGCGATTAGCCTATGATGAAGCCCAGTGGTGCGTTGCCTTCTTCCATGTTGTGCAGGCTGAGCTTGAGGGCCTCCATTTCCTGCTGTGCTTCTGATTTCAGGTCTACACCGTTGAGTGTGATAGCACCGCCAGCACCTGGTAGTCCACCAGGATATTTGCTACGAGCTTCGCCCAGCATATACTTGCTCTGTGCTAGAGCCCAAGCCGCCAACCACTGGCTAGCATACACATCCTGTAGTAGTACCATTTCAGGAACATAGTTGTACACGCCCACTGCTACTTCCTCATCAATCATGATGTTGCGTAACAGTTTGAGTACTTTGGTGTTCCGGTTCCACAGAAAATTGTACTCTGAACCAAAGATACGTCCTAGTACTTCTTTATACTGGCTGAATGCGTCAAA